AGGTATTCTTGAGGACGAAAGCAATTACGTAGATCGTCGTATTGTGAAGCTTGCTGTGAACATCATGTTCAACTGCTACAACGAGGATAGTGCAGAGAGAGCTATCAACCTTGAAATCAATAAGTTGACAAAAGAAGAAAAAGCCATCTACACTCTTGGTCGTGCAAAGTCTGTGATGCTTCTTGTCTTTGATGCTTACCCAGACTTCATTGAACTGTTTTGTAACAAGAGTAGTTATGGACGTATCTTGCAGAACGCAGATAGTCACTTGGCTAATGACATTCTTGAGAAAATGATAGAGAAAGGTATCCCGTGCCTCCCTGTGCATGATAGCTTCATTGTTCAGACAAAACACCTTGACATTCTATGCTCGGCTATGGGAGATTGTTTTCGTAATAGGTTTGGGGTGGATTGGCTTGTCCCTGTCGGGATTTCTTGGAAAGAAAATGGTGTTAAAATAGAGGAGAAGATTTGTGTATGATTGATCCAAAGCTAGATGGAATAGAGCACATAAACATCTATAGTAAAGGTGAGACAGAGCTTGGAAGGTTGTTAACTAATTTTGCTCACACTCCATTTATTCACCCCGAGTATGGCAGTTTTGACTCTGTAGAAGGGTTCTGGTATTGGTTGAGAAATGGTAAACAGCACGAAGAACTGAGGACAATGTATGGATTCAAAGCTAAAGAGTATGGTAAGCAGTTTGAATCTATTGGCTGTTCTACGTTTCAAGAAGACGTTAAAGAGGCTATTCGTTGCAAGCTCAGACAGAACAGAAAAATCCTACAAATGCTTGTTGACAGTACACTGCCTTTAGAGCATTATTATTGGTACGGGGATATTAACAACCCGAAGGTGTATAATCTTCCACAGTACAAGTGGATTACGGACGAAATTGAAAGAATTAGAACTATTTGTCAGGAGGCTTGGAAATGAAACTATTTAAAAAGAAATACGAACGGTCTGATTGGTTTGAAGGGTTGCTTGAGGCTGAACATCAGCTTTGGAAGCAAAGTTGTGCAGAAATGTTTTTACAAGATACGGATGGCTTGGAAGGTTATGAAGTTCTTTGGAGAAATAGAAGTCACGAAGAACCTTGGTGTATCCTTAAGTGTAGCAGGGAATTTGGTAAGGGTGTTTTGGATTATTTAGAAAACAGAAAATAAATTTTCAAAAGACTTGACTTGACTCGTATAAATTTGATAGAATATACCCATTGACTAACAAAAACAACAAAGGCTGTTTTATGAAAGAAGATATTGATTGGGAAGAGCTTCTATTTGAACTCGACCTTGAAGATGAAAAATTCATCATTGTAGACTATGATAACGAGAAAATTGAGCCTAAGTTCCGCTGGGAATATGCTCACGAATCTGTAACAGAGAGCGACAGTGTGTTTAGGAGAATAAAGAATTATTAAATCCGTATGTAGAAATATACAGATAAGGAGGACTTTTGGATATTTTAAACGAGAATGAAAAATGGGTTTCCGGTTGTGAGGGGCGTTACTCAGTAACGACAGAGGGAAAGGTTTTTAGTTTTATTAGTGGAACTAGAAAAGAACTTTCTTTGTCTAGAATATTCAGCAACACAAGAAATGCCCCAATGTATATGATTGTTGGACTGTCTGGTACGGGTGGAAATAACACACACTATGTACATCGGCTTGTAGCTGAGACTTTTATCCCAAACCCAGACAACAAGCCACAAGTAAATCATATCGATGGGGACAAGACTAATAACTCTGTTGAAAATCTTGAGTGGGTCACTAAGAGTGAGAATATTCTGCACAGTTGGAAGACTGGGTTGACCAAAGGCGCCACACTGTCTGAAGAAGAAATACGCTCTCGGATGTTTGAAGCCCTTATAAGTAGCAAATCTCCACTTTTTAAGAAGTACCTTACTGATGAGTTCTTGATAGAAAATAATGTTCCACCTGAGGTTAGAAAGTTGAATTTTGTACGTAACGGGGCACTACCTACTTGGAACTATTATGTAAAACTTTTCAGGCTTTGTGATAACCAAGACCTTACGTTGGAGAACGTGGCCAAGATGATGAAAATTGATCAATCAATGGTTTCTCTTGTTCGTTCAGGAAAACGTGCTAAAAAAGCAAGACGTATTTATGACAAATATAAGGATGATCCGCACTATTTCAAGAGATACAACCCATAAGTTGTCAAGAACCCTTGCATTTTGTCAGAAAGTGTGGTAGTATCTCTTTTACAAAGCTATAAGAAGTATCGACTTCTCCTTGCATAGCTCGTCTATGCCTCCTCCCGCAAGTGCCTCTCCTCACTTGCACCGACAAACCTATCTAATTCCTCCTCCTTGTTAGGTTGGTTTGTCATTAAGCTCTCTTGTTAATCTTAACATCTGATAGAGAGCTTCCTCATTACCGTTGGTGAGCTATCCCACAACCCCAGATAGTACGGATAGATTAATTTAGTCTGTAGGGTGAGAACAGCGGTAAGCAGAAAGCTCTTTTACTAGGAAATAAATATGACTGCTAAAAAAGCAACTAAAGAAACACCAGATAAAGTTCCAGAGAAGCGTAGGCGTCTACGTAAATCACAACTTCGTAAGACACTGGCTAAGCTAACCGAACTAGAACCTTACTCACTAGAGTTGGTGGAGAAATCAGTTAAACAGCAAGATGTTGATAAAGAATCTCTGCAAACAGCAAAGTGGGTTTTAAATAGCCTCATTAGTTTTTCTAAGGCTGCGATTGCAGAGGAAGACACCATCAACGGTCTCCGTTTGAAAATGAATGCTCAAGCTGATGCTGATGATAACGAGCAAGAAGAGGAAGAGAAGCCAAGTGGCGCTGTGTTCTCTCTTTTTGTTAATTCTGCAAAACAAGATAAAGAATAATAAAGAATCTTCGGGTGTTGTAATTGGCAACCTGCCGGTCTCCAAAACCGTGCGATCTAGGTTCGAGTCCTAGCCCGTTGGCCAAATCAAGTAGCGATGCTTGGTATCCCATTTTGCCTAGGGATAAACACTAACTTGAACCAACCTTGTTAGTGAGTTTTACGGATTGGACGTATTCCAATATTTATAATGCTCCGGGTTGTGCCCCGAGGAGAACACGGCTGAGCAATTGTGGATTTAGTTCTACTCATGCGAGGGAGCCTAAAGCACAAACTTTAAGTCTGCCAAAGAAGCAGATACTGAGAGGAGAGGATAGGAGCTTTGTCCTATCACGTTCTACAGCAGGAAGCGTGGCTGTAGTTCACTTATTTATTCCAGTAGACCCGCAGGGCGTGGGAGCAAGCTGTTAACTTGCCATAGCTTCGTTCGATCCGAAGTGCTGGAGCCAAATTGCTGAGGTACGCTAGTGGCCAAGTGGACTGCCTTGTAAGCAGTAAGCCGTCAGTTCGACTCTGACCCTCAGCACCAAACAATTTCCTTATTCAATAAAATATATTTTCAAATGTATTGACTTAGGGTGTATCATTTGTGATATACTCAACTTTGTTGAATGAGAGAAGGCGTTGAGCTTTCTTTTGAAGAATTAGACTCGTCGTGATGACGCTCTGTTTAATTTGACACGCCGGGATGGCGCTCGGTTCTTTTAATTTTAGAGGAACTGAAAATGGAAGATAATAAACCAAAAGGTTTCGTTGATTATACGGGATTTAAAACTGGTAAAGTAACCGTGTTGGGTTTTCACAGTTGGCATAAACAACCTTCAGGTCAAAAGAAGTCCAAGTGGTTATGTGCTTGCGAGTGTGGAAATGAGTTTGTAGCTCTCGGGTACAATATCAAGAAAGAAGGCCATACAACCTCTTGTGGTTGCGAGAAAGGTCAAGCTCTTGTTAGATACCGAGAGAAAGTCAAATCTGGGGAGTGGGTTCCAGAAAAGCTAATCGGGGAGAAGTTTGGTAGACTTACAGTACAAGGTTTCACTAAATGGCACTTCACAGCTGACAATCAGAGAGTGTCAATGTGGGATTGTTTGTGTGATTGCGGTAACTCTATTGAAATGCGTAGAAGTTATCTACAAGCTACCGAGGTTCCAAGTTGCGGTTGCTATAAAAGTGAAGTTCTTTCTGCTCTTCAGACAAAGCATGGGATGTACGGAACACCTACTCACAAATCTTGGATGAAAATGAAAGAGCGTTGTTATCTAGAGTCTTATAAAGAGAAGGATTATTACCAATCCCGAGGAATCACTGTTTGTGACAGGTGGCTAGAATCTTTTGAAAACTTCTTGGAGGATATGGGTGAACGCCCAGAAGGGACAAGTTTAGATCGTATTGACCCTGATAAAGGGTATTCCCCTGAGAACTGCCGTTGGGCTGATCTGACAATTCAAGCATACAACAGAAGAATGAACACCAATAATACTTCAGGAAGAACTGGAGTATATCAACTTAAAAACGGAAATTGGCAAGCAATTATAAGCTTTTATAAAGAACGTATAGTTTTAGCTTATGATGTTTCTTTTGAAGTCGCTTGTAAGGCACGTGAGGAGGCAGAGTTGAAATATTATGGACAAGTTAAGGAATGAGTGAACAACAAGTAATCGGGCCGCAATCAAAATTCCAAGAGGACTACCTCCAGAGTAATGCGCGAATCCTTGTAGCAGGTGGGGCAGCCGGCTCATCGAAATCACACATCGGTCTTATGAGACATTTACGATGGATGCATGACCCGTTGTATCGTGGTTTCTGTATTCGTAAAAACTCTACAGCCATCATGAAAAGCGGCGGTCTATTTGACGCCGCCGTTCACCTCTATTCTCAAGTAGATGATATTAAGATTAAGATGAAAGACCAGAAGATTGTATTTTCTTCTGGTGCCTCGGTATCCTTTTCTCATTATGAAAATGATAAGGCCGGGCAGCTCTATCATGGTTTAGAATTGAGTAACGTCTTTTATGACGAGTGTACTCACGCATCTGAGAGTCATATTTGGTGGCTAGTATCTCGTTTGCGGACAAAAGCAAACCTTGACCCATCCATATGGCTTTCTGCGAACCCCGACCCCGACTCATTTTTGTTTGATTGGGTGAAATGGTGGCTGTATCCAGAAGGCCATGAAAAATATGGTATGCCCGATCCGGAAAAGAACGGAACGGTTAGGTGGTTAATTCGTAAGGAAGGTGTCATTTTCTGGGGAGATTCTAGAGAAGAAATGATTGTCAGATATGGCAACCCGAATCTTCCAATGGATCATCCTAAGCAGATTAAGCCTCTCAGTTTTCAAGTTATTCTCGGCACTATCTACGATAACCCGTACTTGATCGAAAATCAACCGGAGTATTTAGCTTCACTTGAAGCTCTTCCTGATGTAGAACGGCGTCGCCTACTTCTGGGGGATTGGACAGCGAGAGAACAAACATCCACACACTTTCTCCGTACTTGGGTAACAGAAGATGTGGTAGAACCTGCTGCTTCAGATATTGTAAAGACTGTTAGGTCTTACGATTTTGCAGGAACTCTTAAGAGTGATGGGAATCCATCTCCAGACTATTTTGCAACGAGTAAAGTTTCAAAACTAAAAGACGGTTCATACTTTGTACATGATGTTCAGAGAACTAGGATTCGCTTTGGAGATTGGGAAGACTTTATTCTTAAAATTGCATATCAAGATGGGTTTAAAGTAGATATTGTTCTTCCAGAAGACCCGAATCCGGCAGCAAAAGCTGCTACGAAAATTCTGGCAAGATCAATTGCAGAGAAAGGTTTTTATGTAAGGACTGTTAGAAGTAGCACAAGTAAGCTTGACAGGTTTCGTCCTTTCTCGTCATTGGCTATGAATGGACATGTTAGGTTCCTCAAGAACTGCGGAACAGATCACGAGAACAAAATTTATAATGATCTTAACTTTGTATATACAGAGTTAGAGAGATTCACGGGATTACGCAAGTCCGGCGAGGCAAATCACGACGATATTGTCGATACGTTAAGTGATAATATTTATGTTTTGACATCTACTTTAACCAACATTCCCACAATCTCATTCCCATCAATGTCCAAGTCAAACGAATTTAGAATATAAATAAAGGAAATATAATGGCAGAAAACGAAAGCCTAGACTTACAAACCGGAGACTCTGCCATTCCTCGTGTAAAGTTTAGCGAGACAGGGTATACTGGTCTTCGTGAGTTTGACGGCATCATTCTTGAAGAGTCACGAAAGCAATTACAGTGGCCTGTAGCCAATAAAACATATCAAGAAATGGCACAAGATGCAACCATTGCTTCTGCTCTTTCTTTGTTTGAAATGATGATTTCTCGTGTTAAATGGCGTGTTGTCCCTCCAGAAGATGCCACAGAAGAAGAGAAGCAGCAAGCTAAATTTCTTCGTCAGTGTATGGATGACATGGATCATAGCTGGTTTTCCTTTATTAAGGAAGTCACCAGTATGTTCACTTATGGCTACTGCGTAAATGAGAAGGTTTATCGTAGGCGTCAAAGACAATATGGCAGTCGTTACAATGATAACCTTGTAGGGATTAAGAAACTTCCTGTTCGTTCTCAAACGACAATTAAAGAATGGAAGTTCTCGGATGATGGGCGTAACCTTCTCGCTGTAATCCAAGACACCAACCTCCTTAATGACGGTTTTCG